CTATAGCCCTGTTCCTATTATCTCCAAACTCTCCGTCACCCCAGACGCTACTTTCACAGGTACAGGAGACCCCCACCCCTGGCCATCAGGAAATCAAGTAACCTATACAGTCCAAGCAGGAAATATTCTTACAGCCTCCACTACTTACTACTGGAGAGTAGCGGGCATAGACCCACTAGGTGGCAATGCGTATGGAGCATGGTCAACAACGAGGAGCTTTACAACAGCTGTTGCAGCAAGCGGACTCTTTAAAGGTGGTCATTCACTCATGGGAATAGGAATATAAACCTGCTATACTAAACAAATGGACGAGGCAAGACAAAAAGCAGTAGAAGCATACCTAAAAGAAATAGGAGAAGTAAACAAACGACACCTCAAGCGACTAGTCCCCTTTATTGAAACTGCAAGGAACGGAGCAATGAATCCCCGATTCACAGTAGAGGACATGATACCAGAACCAAAGAAAGAATCAGAACAAACACCAAGTCCAGAACAAGAAATAGGAGGAAATCAAGAAACGCAACCTCAACCAGAAGTACCTGCCGAAGTTACCTCTTGACATTACATCAAGAAGTTCAGTAAGCTAAATACAGAGGTCAAAGACAGAACCCAAAAAATGGATAACACACTAGATATTATTACCGTTTTCAACCCCGACAACGAAGCCTTCGAAATAAGATACGACAACAAATCCTACGGATTTATAGAACCCGGCAAAGCTCGCAGAATGCCTCGCTTCTTGGCAAGACTCACAGTAAAACATTTAACAGATCAAGTCCTAAACAAACTTAATCTCGCAACCAACAACGTAGAAGCCCGAAATAACTGGTTGACCAAAATCGTCATTGACGAAGAAGTATACGCAATGCCAGAAGCAGCAACCCCAGATGCCAAACTCCGCAACGACCTCTCGGAACTTAACAGAAAATCAGACCTAGACAGAATCCTAGAAAAGAGAAAGGCAGAAGACGCACCAACAACAAATCCAAACTTTACAGTACCACAGGTGACAGCAGCACCCGACATGACACCATCCCCATTACAACCAGTGAATGAAGCACCAATAACAGTCCCAGTTGCAGCTGGAGAAACGCCACACCCAACTATTGAAGTAAATGTAGCACCAGCCTCGGTAACACCAAGTGAGCAACTAGCACCAGCACAAGACGTCGCACCTATCCCATCAATCATGCAAAGTACCGTCGCATCAGATCTAGGCATCTCCGCTCCGGCAGGAAACTCGATGGTACTCCCAGAAATTGACGAAGAAGTACTCGATCAAGCACCACAAGCAGCACCAAGTGAAGTACCAGCCGGAGTAGACCCAGCACTCGCACAAGCAGTAGTCCCAACGACCAACGGCGTCGTCGCAGAACCGACACGAGAAGATCTCTACGCTTACGCAACAAACACTCTCGGCATGGCACTCGATGACGCAAAAACCAAAGAAGCACTCGACGGTCAAGATATCCCAGCACTTAAAGAAACACTCGGATATGCAGCATAACTATGGACTTAGATCAACTAAAACTCAAAACAGCAGACGAACTTAATGACGACGAAAAAGACTATCTCCGAACCAACGTCGACAAGTTAGACGATGAGGACAAGGATGCCTATGCATCGTTTCTAAACCCTGCAACCCCAGATCCAGTAACCCCCGGTTCTGTCACTCCAGACCCTGTCGTGCCAGATCCAGAAAGTCCTCCTACATTTTCATTTAACAATGAGGACGAAGCCAAGCAGTTTGTACAGAAAGCATTCGCCGAGGAACAAGATAGACAAAAACAAGCAGCTATAGACGCAGCGAAAACCCCGGAGGAAAAAGTATGGCTTGATGACAACTGGAAACCAAAAACATGGAGAGAAGGAATCCAGATAGCAGTACAAGAAGCACTCGCAACCGCTGATAAAAAAAGAGCCGACGAAACCACAGCACAAGAAACAAACAGAAAAGCCTTCGAGAACGAATGGGACGGACTTATAAAGGCAAACAGCCTCCCAGCACGAGACACCGACGAGGGGAAAAAAGTCCTCAAGTCCGTTTATGATATAGGAGTAAAATACGGACAGCCAAGTTTCACCAAAGCATACGAGCTTTATAAAATATTACCAAGTGATCAAGGTGGAGCATTAGACGTAAAAGCAGTAAAAGCAGAGAGAGGAAGAAGCCAACGAGAGGCAGCCGGACAAATAGGCGGAAATACTCCCGGCGGAGCACAAGGCGGAAAAGGAGCACCTCAAAACTATCAACAGTTGCACAACCAGACAATGAGTTTTTTAATTAGAAATGCACTGAAATGAACGATGATAACAAAATGCTCCCATTTGAAATAAGACGTAAGACGGCTCAAGAAATGTGTAAAGAAATCCTTGATGAGTACGACTGCGACATATGCCCCATTCTAGTAAGATCACCACAAACTATAGGAGCACAACTAACGTGGGTAGACAAGCAGAATGCACAGCAAATGGCAGACTTAGGACTTATCCCCCTACCCCAGTCCCATGAGGCTAAAGCAGATGATGAAAAACTAAACAATTAGTGCTAAACTTGAAGCAGAGGTCAATAAGAACCCACAAAGCAAGAGCGATGTGGGATTTTTTGTATTATGTGGAGTTTTCAAGATCAATACACACACTTCCAAAACGTAGCGAAGGATACCTCCGCTGCGACTCTTGTCATTGGAAAACAAAACATAAACATGGGACAAAAGGTTCTGGAAACGGAACTCGGATACCCTCCACAGGAAGCGACCCGATCAATCACCACAACAACCTCAGACAGCTACCCCTTACCCGAAAACTTTATAAGGCTAATAAACCTCTACGTCACATCAGGAACAACCCGATACAACGCAGAGCCGATATACGACGAGCAAACATGGCAAGCTTTCAAAAGACGAACAGGGACTACCTCAGACTACCTTAATCATGTCTTTATCCGCCAAAACACCTTCGAGGTTTATCCGACACCATCAACAGCAGGTCTTACCATGACGATGTTATACGAAGCACTTTCAAAAGACTCATCAGCAGCCGACTATACGACAGGGACAATAACAACCCTTGCAGCAGCCGGAACAGCCGTAACAGGTTCAGGAACGACCTTCACCGCAGCGATGGTAGGACGATACTTCAAGATAAACGCTGACGGTCAATGGTACAGAATAGCCTCCCGAACAAGTGACACGGTAATTGGTCTGCAAGCACCATATCAAGGAACGGCAATAGCAGCCGGGACATCAGTATTCACGATTGGAGAAATCCCACGAACCCCTCCGGCAACTCACCACATCCCGGTAACGTATGCACTCTGGCATCATTTCGAAGGATTAAGACGTGACCCAGTCATGGGAAAATACTATAAAAATCAGTGGGAAGAACAGAAAGCATGGGCAAAAAGTGTCTACGAGAACAGAAACTCGTCACAGGTTATACCAAACCAAAGGCATCTCAGGCAACGTGCTCTCCTGAACCCGAACTGGTTTCCTGAGAATATAAGCTAATGAGCAATGCAACACTACCCAACAAGATCGACAACTACAGACGCTTCGACGGAGGTATAGCTCCATATGACAAAGAGGCGGAAGGCGATCAATACGCCTTCGGACGCTCAATAGATTACAGAAGCCACCCCAAAGAACTAAAAATCCTACCCAAAACCGTAAAAGAATCAGGATCAGTATACGAAAACCTACCAGTAGACGGAGATAGAGTAAACGATACCGTATATTTATACGATAAGGCAGGGAATATTTATACAAGAAGCCTCGCAGGAAGTCACGCAAAGACAAGAGCTGTCGCCAACTCCCACGGTAACGGAATGAAATACTTCTCAGAGGACGACTTTCTCTATTACACAAGCGACAAGTTGATAGGAAGGTACGGACAAATAAACGGAACGCCCTCCTACGTCGACGACTTTCTAGGCTCAGAAGGAGGTGTCCCATTAAACACCCACGCCCTAGACTTGGAAGCCTCCTCCAGTCAATACGCCTCAAGAGCCGACACCGCATCACTATCAATAACAGGTGACCTATCACTAGAAGCATACATAAAACCAGAATCCCTCCCGGCAGTTGGAAGCTCAATGGTACTCGCCTCAAAATGGGACATAAACACAAATCTTAGAAGTTATAAGTTTGAGATTTACGCAGTCAGTGGATATTTTGGAGATGGCTCAGATGGAACACTAACCATATCATCAGATACAACAGAAGCACCTATCGACGCTCCCTGCACAGGAACAGGAGCAGCCTATACTTTATCAGCAACAAACGTCTCGTTTGCAACAGGACAGGTAATCTACATTCATCAAAGTCAGGGAACAGGAGCAGGAACAAACCAGAGAAATAAAGTAGTTTCCTACAGTACAGGAACTATAACTCTTGAGACAGAATTAAATGCCACATACACAACAGGAGCGCAAGTTCGGGTACTAAAGCAACACACAACAGTAACTGTAAATAGTGGCATTACCTACACTGCAAAACACTGGGATAGAGCATCAGGCGTAGGTGGAATACTAGCCTTCTTAGCCAGCACCTCGGTTACCGTTTCGGGAACTCTTAACGTAAATGGGACAACAGCAACAGGTAATACAGGGGCAGTAACTGTCGGATTTATCGGAGGCTCAGTAGCCGGGGCTGGGGACACAGGAGAAGGAACAACTGGCGCAAGCGTCGTTAATCAAAATACAGCAAATGGAAATGGAGGCGGAGGCGGAACAAGTTCATCAGGAGCTGGAGGCGGAGGCGGAAATGGAACAGCAGGAAATAACGGATCAGGCTCAACAGGTGGAATAGGTGGAAACGCAACAAGCACAACCGACCTAACAACTATGACATTTGGAGGTGGAGGCGGAGCAGCATGGGAAAACAGTGCAACATCAGGTGGAGGTGGAGCCGGAGCAGGAATAATATTTGTAACTGGAACAGCCATAACAGTTACAGGAGCTATAACAGCAAATGGTGGAGGTGGAAGGGCAGGCCAAGTAGCAGGAGATCCCGGTGGCGGAGCTGGAGCTGGAGGTTCTATTCGTCTGACAGCAAAAACCGCCACTCTAGAAATAAACCTTATAACAGCAAATGGGGGAACAGGTGGAGCTGGAAACGGAGCAGGTGGAACAGGTGGTAACGGCGGAAGTGGACGTGTTCACCTAGACTACTACACCTCCTACACAGGAACAACTACACCAACTATTAATGCAGTACAAGACAACAATCTCGTAACAACCACGACTTACCAACTAAGACTAGGCGTATCCAGCACCGGAACAAATGAGGAGTTTTTATCGAAAAACTCGACGATTACCACAGGAGTGCAATATCACGTTGCTATATCATGGGACGCCTCAACTTCAACAGCAACTTTCTGTCAGAACGGTGTAAGTTTAGGAACATCAACAGGCACACTAACATCAATAAGCAACAACGCCTCAGTATTTGGAATAGGAGCAGACTTCAACTCAACCGCCCGGAACTTCTACGATGGACTAATAGATGAAGTAAGAGTGTGGAACACAGAAAGAACAGTAGCTCAATTTTTAGCAAACAAAGACCTGGAGATCGCAACAAACAGTGCAGGATTAGCAGCCTACTATCAGCTAGATAATAACTACGACGACTCAACATCAAATGCAAACAACCTAACAGCAAGCGGAAGTCCTAGCTTTACGACCTCCGTTCCCTTTTCCTCACCAACAACAAGACTGGACATAGATCAAAGTCTATCAACAAGTGGCAGCACATACGCTCTGCCAACGGTAATATCAGAGACAGCAGCAAACAGACAAACCTTCGTACCAGCCAAAGACCCACAAAAATCCATACAAGTTTTAATTGCAGCTAAAGGAACAGGAAACTGGACGATTACCGTTCACGATGCAGTCAACCGTGTCCTAGCAACATTAACCGTAACAAATGCCAATGTTTCAACGGGAGATTATGAGTTTACCTTCACAACACCGTGGCGACCAGTCCGGGGAGCAGGCTACCATTTCCATTTGACCTCAACTGTGGCAGACGGAACAGTAACAACAACATCTCTAAACGACCTAGAGACTGTCGACTTTACCAGTTACTATCAGTTTTTAGTAACCGACGAACAGTTCCATCCAATAGAGCAAATGATAAACCTTATAGCCATAGGAAATGAACACTACGTCGCAACGTATGACGCAACCGAATACAATCCGCACCGAATCGTTCTGCCGTCCGGCTGGAAAGTTCGCTGCATGACCAAGTGGAGGGAATACTTAGTAATAGGATGCTGGAAAGGCGACTCAGTAGACGACTACGGTGAGGGGATGCTTTTCTTCTGGGACGGATACAGCACCACCTACAACTTCCATGTATCAGTACCAGAAGGATCAGTCAACGCACTATTTGCAGCACGAGGAATCCTCTACGTTTGGGCAGGATATCAAGGGGATATGGTAGGCTACGTCGGCGGAGAAAGTGCGGAGAAAATAAGGCAATTACCAAAAGTGGCTATCGGAAAGTCGGTAGAAACTCTACCCAAAGCAGTCAATATGTGGCAAGGACTCCTAAGATGGGGAGTTGCAGGAGAAAGCGACTCAACCGAGGTAGAGCGTGGTATTTATACCTACGGTCAAAAAGACAAGGAACAGCCAAACTCTTTTTCATACGACTACCCCATTTCAACAGGATCACGAACAGCAACCAACATCCAGATCGGCTTCATTTTTCCAGTTAACAGAAAACTGTTGGTAGGTTGGAGGGACAACGTATCCTACGGAGTGGACGTAATAGATCCAGCTGGAACACCGTATGCAACCGGGACTATTGAACGAGATATAAAAGATTACGGCGGAGTATACAAAGAAAAAGACGCACTAACAGTAAGAGCCGACTTCAAACCCTTAGTATCAGGTGACTCAATAAAGCTCAAATATAAGCTGGATCGTGCCTCAGCATGGACGGAAGGCGAAGCAGTAACAACTGCAGCAGAAACTGTAGCACGTTTGCCAATAATTGCTGGAAATCATCGGGAAATACAAATAGCAGCAGATATGGGAGCAGCTGTAGTATTGTTAGAATTAACACTTGAAGAAAACATGAAGGCAACGGAGCAAGTCGTATGACACAACAAGAACTAGAAAAAAAGATGCAGGAGTTATCAGAAGAAGTCGGACAACTGAAAAGGAGAGCCTTTCAGGAACAAATAACACCTGATATTATTAAAATGCGTCATATTGGAGAGGGAGTAAGATATATCAGGGATGGAAAAACAGCCGACAAAGCAACGAGTGGCGAAGAACCGGCACAAGGAGCAGCGATATTTTTCGATTACAATACAAATACTCTCTACATCTGGAACAGACTAACAAAAGCATGGAAAAGCGAAGTACTAACGTGATAATATAATTATATGGCAATGCAATACGGAGGCTGGTACGATAATCCAGCAGCAGGAAAAAACCAGCGATGGTTTAATGGGACGTGGACTGACGGAGCAGAACCCGGATCTGGTGGCGGAAATAATAACAATGGAGGCGGAGGCGGAGCGTCGATGCCATCTGTTCCATCATTTGACCCAAAGCCATATGATGACCTGTTAAAGTCCCTACCCAGTGCCAAAGACTTCGCAGCAGGACTTGATTCACGAGAAAACGACGTATTCGGAAACTACTTCAAAACCGCTAGAGAACAACCAAAACCCCTAGAACTTTTTGATATGATGAGCGAGTCGGCAGGAGTGCCACAGCTCAGAAAAAGTCAATCTTCCCTACAAGGAACAATCTATGATATAGAAGACTCTCTCCGTAGACTCGAACCAGACATCAACGCACGAACCCAAAACTCAGTCGTAACTGAATCACAACGTCGGGGAATGCTAACATCGGCTCAGAAGCCAATCATGGAAAACTACGGCTGGTTAAATCAATCACTCGGCAGAATATCAGGAGCATTAGCAGAAACCCAGAAAGACGTAACGCAAAGAGTCGGCTATGCACTCGAAGGATTCAGGATGGAGCTTGAACCTTATAAGGAACAACTGTCACTCGTAGTAACACAAAACGCACGAGCAATGACAGGATTCAGCACAGACAGGCAAACTACCCTTGATGTTCTCCTTGCAAAGATTGGACGACAAGAAAAAGTAACAGACCAAGAGTTTACGGCTGCCAGAGAGTTAGCAATCAAGGAAGCCGACTACCTACAGGCAATAAAGTTACAACAAAACATATTCAATCAGCCTAATAATCAGATAGAAGATGTCGGTGGAAACAAAGTGATTATTGATATGAAGACCGGGAGGACAATTTTGAATCTCGGAGGAAAAACGGCAACCACAGGTGGCAATGGCAAAGACTACTACAACCAAGAACCACAATACTCAGCACCTGCCGGAACAATAATGAACGGCTACTACTCAACAGGTGTAGGCTGGGTAAAAGTCGTACAATAATATGCAAGTTTACTCTTTATCGAAAAAAAAACTAATTGAGGTACCTGACGATCCAACAATGCAGGACGGCTCGGCGACGACTCAAACACCACAGGTATCACAAGTCCAGCCAGCGTCACCAACCCTAGCAGGCGGAGAAGCAGCCACGCAAGTAGACGCTCTAACGCTACCAAAAACCCGTACAGGTTACACAATGGAACAACATCAGGCAGCTCTCTCGGCAGCACAAGCAAATGGAGATAAGACTGCTGAGGCAGACATTAAGTATGATCTTGAAAATGAATACGCCTATCAGAAAGACACAGGCAGAATAGACAAAGCAGATAAGGCAGATAAGGCAACTAGACTGAAAGGTGGCATGTTAAGTATTGCAAAACAGCTTCAAAATGCCATCGCAAACAAAGACAAATATGGGGAGAAAGAGTATAAGAGTTTATTAAACTCACTGTCCTCAAGTCTTGTTCTGAAAAAGAAAGAGGCTGAAAACTTAGGAGCAGCCTTCTCAGCAACTGAACTCGCAATACTCTCAGGACAAGTCCCTGTGACACAATCTATCGGCGGATCATTCCGACAGAGAGCCGGAGCATTCTTCACAGGTAGAGAGCCAGTCCAACGTGGAGAAGTCGTCGAAACAGATGATGAGCTAAACCGAAAAATGACCGTGTTAATTGCAGGCATGGAAGGAAAAGAGGTAACTCCCGAAATGCTGCAAGCCGGACAAAGCGAGGAAAAAGGTATCGCAAGCGCCGTGGGTGGCATCGTCAAAGAGAGTATTATCGATCCTATTTATAATTATGGAACTGATGTTGGTACCAGTATCCGTCAAATGCAGTCTGAGGGAAACTTTGAACAATTAGATAAACTGGCGAAAGAGTGGGAAGACAAAGCATATGCGACTCAAAACATGGAAGATCGAAAGGTGTTTTTGCAGAACGCGAACCAAATCAGGTCTTCAATTAGTGCTGAGGCAGGAGATATTGCCGGTAACTTCTCAGACGATGTTTATAAAAATCCCTATCTTCGAGGACTCGAAACTGCTGGCGCTATTGCTACCGTTGCTGAGCTTCCGGCACTTGCCGCCAATGGTGTACGCATGGCTGTAACGACAGCAAAAAACCCCGTTGCAGCAACAAGAGCTTTTGGCTCAGGAGTAAAACAGGTAGTCAGACACCCGGTACAAACCGCAAAAACAATTATCAAAGATGAGCGTGCCGCCACTGGTCAAGAGCTCGATTTCAATGCCTCAACCGGTTATGGCACCCGATTACCAGATGCTAACCCACAAGTTCCCGGAATGGCTGTTGAAGAGGCTATTGATGCCGGAACGCCACCACCACAAGGAACAGCAAGCAATAAAGTCATGGGTGCCAGAGAAGAACTGGCCAGACGTTTTGCAACTGATCTCGCCGTAACTAATCCGAATAGTGTTACTGACTCGGAAAATACCATGATGGAAGCGTTCAAAATGACGACTTCTGATAATCCACGCGCTATGGCCAGAGAGCTAGAGGCGGATATTCCAAAATCGGGTGAAGTAATCAAAACACATATCACAAATCTTGATGCACAAATAGGACTACAACCATTGACTGCAAATGACGGTACCGGTGTTCTCGATCAAATTATGGCAAAGGTAGAAAAAACCACACCGGCCAGAGCAAATAAACAGATGCTTGAAGATTTTCGTACTGAGCTTAAAGGACTATTAAATGCCGGTGATCTTGGCATGGAAGGCGTACAACAAGGTATTTATAGTGGTACTAATTTTGCGAAGATGGACGAAACCCGAAAATACCTGACAAGTAATAAACGTTCATGGTTTGCCGGGGGGCAACCTGTTGGTAGTCCGACAAATGACCAAAATGCGCTTGATTGGGCAGCTGCCAATGCAATTAAAGACGTTATGGGTGAGGGTGATTCAGCGGGTATTTTCAAACAGATGTTACATCGCCAACACATTTCATTTGAAACCGCACCAGTTCTTTCACAATCAACTCTCAAGGGATCGAAGGTTCAAAGTATTAGTGGTGGTATCCGTAAGGGATATGAGGTTGTTAGAAATAACATTGGCCTCAGAACAGTTGAACGTGGTACCGACAGAATACCTCAAATCGATCCGCTTTCAATGGAAGATGGTACACCACCTGTTTCCGGTGGTTCAGCCTCAATGGTGCAGAACACAGCACCACCACGGACTAAAAATCAGCCAGACTCACCCGGAACGCCGATAGAACGGCAACGGCTGTTGCGAGATCGCCGGATGAAAGTAAACAATCCACAGGCTTTCAAAAGCCCAACAAGTGCTCCTTCGGCAACCCTAAAACCAGTTGACTCCGCAGCAAAGCAAGGCGATAATGTCGGCATGTCAATAGATGAGGCAATACAACCGAAAGCAGTCGTCCCAAAACACATGATGGAGCAACTAGAAGATTCTATCAAGAAAGGCGACACGGAAATGATAGTAGCCTACATGAACAGATATCCAGACGATCCGAGGATAGGAGAACTCGTTGTAAAGAACTTAAAAAAAAAACGGTAGGTGACGGAATTTCGATAGACGATGCACTGAATAAGCCCCAAGCTACAGGAGGAGTACCAAGTAAGTTAGCAAAAGAAGAAAGGAAGATTGATCCTTATTCTCCAGCCCGTGCAGGTGTGCCCACTGTTTGGCATGAGACAGACCCGAAAAGGGCGTCAGATATTATCTTTGCTGGAATGGATAAATTAGGGCTAAATGTTAGCTCAAGTTCTGAATTAGCTTTAGGACAAGGAGGTAAGGGTGTTAGAATAGAAATTGATTCTTCAAGATTAGCTGCACAAAAAATAAGCAAACCTGGAGCTGATTTTATTCAACAAACAACAGGTAAATATCCTGAATATAGACTAATAGGAAGTCCTACTAATTTAGTTGATGATGTAAAAAGTGTAACTTTTGATCAAACCCTTACTCCGAAAAGAGAAAGAGAATTTTTTGGATTGAGACAAAATTGGAAAGATACAAAAGAAATATTACCTGATGGAAAAGTTAAATATACTAATCCTAACTTCTACACCCAAGCTACAGGAGTAAAAGAAGCCATCGCTAACAAAGCACAGCCTGCTGGATTAGGGAACACGCCACTCGCTAAGGAAGCCCAGAAGTATGGGAGTGCAGAGGAGTTTATTAAGGGGCAGGGGGAGGTTGTATATAGGGGCGGTAAAGCAGAAGTCGCAAACGCTGGATTGTCCGACACGAGAAAAGCACGACCAGGTTTAAATGAGGTGGGTAGTTTAAATCCTCAAGAAGTTACACGTGGCGTAAGCAATCAGTTTGGCAATCTTGATGAGAATAGGCTAACTAACTTGATAGGGAAAACGCATAGTGCAGATGATTTGTTGTCTTCTAATAGAGGTCGGGTTAAAAATGGAACACTTGAAGTTTATAGAGTAGTTCCAAAAGGCAAGAACATATTTTCTGGAGATTTTGTATTTGATACAAAAGTTGCAGCGGAGCGTTTTATGGCTAATAAGCCCAGTGGGACAAGTGAAATAAAGAAAATCACAGCTAAGTTAGATGACCTTATTTCCCCAACAAGCCCTGCAACTGGAGATAGAGCAGTGGGAGAACTTATTTATTCTCCACGAGATAGAGGAGGCAACGTTGCTGCGGGGTCAAAGTGGTCAGGCAATGTATCAAAACAGTTAGAACAGAATAATCCTAAACTAGTTATCAATCCCTCTCCTGTAGTTTCACAAAGAGGACAAAATACGTCAAGTGTCATGGGTTATACTATACCACAATCCCCTCCAAAACCTCCAGTAGGAGCACAACAGGCGGCTAAAGGAGCGGCACGACACTAACGAGAGGGGAGTGGATAAGGGGACTACCCCATCAACCTATTAATGTACCCAATCATCATCAAGAAGACCGACGGCGTGGACTTTTATCTCTTGCAGGAATACGGTAAGAATAGTAACACCATATCAAAATCCGCCACGTATAGTAGAAAAACAATACAGCACTTTTCACAAGAAGATAGAAAAATTTTATTAGATAATAGTTCATTATTAACATTTTACTATTGTGAAGTTTGAAAAGGAACAGAAAAAACCCAACCCAGTAATGATGCCGATGACAAACAAAGCGGATATATCGCCACTCCGCCCTAGTACCCAAAACCTCATAAGACAAGTGGTGAGGAACAAGCCCGTACTTTTTACCACAAAGTGTACACTTTTTTCCTGAAGCACTCCAAGCCTTTTCCCTGACGCCACGAAAATGGTCAGAAGCAATAAACGCAGGATACGAATCAAAACCAGCATCATAAAAGCCCATAGCTTAAGTTTACACCTATTGACTCAGCAAAAAATATGCTACTATTATTACATGGACGCAGGAGCAGTAGCACTACAAGAAGCAGTAAGACGACGTGCCGGAATGGGAGCGTCATCAGCAGGCATGGGAGCACCCGTAGCAAACTCGCCTATGCCAAGTAATCCACTAGCCCAGCAGGGTATGACGCCGCAAGCACCTGCCGGACAACCTGACGTTCAAGCCGGCGTTGGCAATCATGTATCTGCTCCAACAGCCGAAAATCCACTCGTCGGAGCACAACAAATGCTTTCAAAAAGTCAGCCAGACGGAGCGTCGATGATTATAAAATCGTTTGCAGACTATCTAAAAAGATCACCGATAGCAGGAGAACAACCAAAGCTAACAATGCCATGAGAACAGAATCAGCACTACCACACAAATATCTCCCGGTAGGACACCTCTGGAACGGAAGTATCGGCAACTACGACAGACAAGTCCTCAAAAAAGAATACATCGTCCTCCATACAATGCAGGGAACGACACCGGGATCAACGGTTCATTTCTCAAATGTAGCCAATCAAGCCTCCGCAAACTATGGGGTAAGTTTGAATGGAGACGTTACGCTCTGGATACCAGAAGATTGCGTAGCCTATGCCTCCGGCAACTGGGAGGTAAACCGCAAATCGGTAAGCATAGAGCACGAAGACGGCTACCACCCACAGCTCAGACCAAACGCTTTCAATGAACCACGACCCGACGCTCTGTACGAGTCCTCGGCTCGGTTATTGGCAGACATCTCAGCACACTACGGAATCCCACTCGACACACAGCACGTCCTCCTGCATCGGGAGGTTATAAACCCGAAGACAGGAAGACCAATCCAGAAAGCGTGTCCCGGAACACTAGACCGTGACCGACTCCTAGTACGAGCAAACGAGATCCTCCGAGGAACAACAGGCGAAGAGCAACTAGTAGCCCATATGCTAAAACCGAGCGTCTTCAAGAACCTCGTGACCAAATCAACCAACTGGGACGACTACACTGCACTCGCCAACATCACGCCTGAAGCAGCAGCATCATTCGGTATGGGAAGGCAAGCATGGGGATTACATGAGCGACAGCTCCTTGAAGCTAGAAACAGTGTACTGCCTCCGACAACATCGAGCATAGGCATTCCAGCCGACTCAGCCACGACGATTCCTCCTGTCAGTCTACTGCCACAAGTGCCACGCAACGACTCATCACCAGTTATCCCACGACAACAACGTAAAAGCGTATGGGAAAAGGATGTCCTAGAAGCACTAAGGGACATAGCCCGAAAGATTACAGGAAGGGTAACAATATAATGAAACTGGGAAGAAATCCGATCATACTTATACTTTTGAATTTCGTCGTCGGAGCGATGGTTTCTCAGGGGATTATAGAACCGAACAACCACAACACCGTCGTAGAGTACGCAGCAGAGATAGTCGGACTCGTCATTATTCTACTAACGACCATCGTATCCTTGATGAAGGTAGTAAAACACAAGAACCCAGAGGAGATGGCTCACGAGGGGTCTGCAATGCAGACCCAGATGCCTACTTCCCCCACTATCTTGAATCAGCCAAGCATTCAGATTAATCCCCCACTTACGTTCGATAACCCAACGCCGGCTCAAACAGTGGATACTGGAACTCCTCCACTTTTCACAGCTCCCACTTCACAGACAACAGCGACAGGAACTGAACAAGCAGTACCCCCAACTGTTCAGTAAAAACATACAGATGAACATAAAACTTGCACTTTTAGTTATGGGATATGGACTCTTTTTTTATGGCTTTATTGCCGACGAATGGCGCGGAGCAGCAGTCGGTCTCCTCCTCATCAATCTAGGAATCTGACATACTCCCACGGCTAAAGCCAGTGGGGTTCTAAGGTCGCATAGCTTCTTTGCGTTGCCTTTTGGCGGGTATCAGACTCCGCTTGCAAAGAACTCTTTTCTCTTTGCAATTGACTAATGCTATCCGACAAAAACGCTATATTAAAAGCAGCGTTCACATCAGCATTGTCGACGTGTCCACAAGGACACTTGAATAATTTGTCGTTTCTATTTCCCGGATCCATAAGGAGATGCGGTAAGTGTATGGAAAGTGAGAGATAAAAACTCCCTATTTACAAGCTCAGATTAAAAGGATATTATTAATATATAGTCAGCGACAAGTAATGGCTCTTTTTGTTAGCTTATAAGTAGAAATAGCCTCAGTTTGCTTGTCGCAGATTGGGGCTATTTTTATTATTATGTTTGATGAATGTACTATTTGTTGCAAAAATCTTCCAATTATTTTATTAGATATTTTTTTACAAGGAGAAGCAAATAGGGTAGAGGTATGCTCTGAGTGTATAAATACCCCCTTAAGGGAAATAATTGATGAGCTTAATTCTTATAATGACTTTAAGGCGTGGAAAGAAAAAAAGGAGTTAAATGAACCCTCAAATTGAAAATGGATTCACAAGAATAGCAAACGAGCTTTATGAAGCTACGTTAAAATTACCCCTTAGTAGCTATGAATTTCGTGTACTTCATACTATTATCAGAAAAACTTATGGGTATTCAAAAACAGAAGATTATATAGCTCAATCACAAATATCCAAACTGACAAATATAGCACAACCTCATGTGAGTCGAACACTTAAATTACTTATTCTTTATGGCATAGTTACCAAACGAGGTATAAAGCTGAGGCTAGTCAAGGATTATTCAGCCTGGAAATATACCAAACTAGGTATAAAGCTGAGGCTAGTCAAGGATTATTCAGCCTGGAAATATACCAAACTAGGTAACTCTGAAAAGGCAAAAAACTTTATACCTAAACAGGATATAAATATACCTAAACAGGATATTGCATATACCAAAATAGGTATAGAAAATATACCTAAACAGGCTATACAAAAGAAAAAAGAAACTATTACAAAAGAAACTTATACAAAAGAAAAGGAAAGATTATCTCATATTGGTGAATTAACAGACAATGATTTCATCAATGTAGCTGAACTTTACAAAGTTACACTAGCCTTCGTAAGAAGTAAGTATGACGACATGGTCAACTGGCACGAGGAAGATCTCCGGCGTAACAATAAAAAAAACTGGCTCGCAACCCTCAGGGTTTGGGTAAAAAAAGATGCTATTAAAATTAGGAAGGAGGTGACGCAAAATGAAAGATTTGTCTTTGACACAACAAAAAAAAGTAGTGGTGAATAAGTATGAAGAAAACTGGCAAGTATGCATGAGTACGCAAGAGAAGCCTTTTATCTTAAATGAAAAAGAGTATGCGGACTTTGAGCGTGCATTGCTTTCAGGGAAAAAGGGAATCATCAAGTTTAATAGATTCACACTTAACACTTCCTTTTTTGTTTCTAGTGAGTTGTTATACCGAGTGGAAAGACCACCAAAAAATTTATGATTACATATTCTTTGGCAAAAACATATTTAGATCGTGGATGGTCAGTCTTTCCTGTAATTCTCTCACTGGACGAGAAAGGTAAGGTGGCAAAGAAACCTGCTATTGCCTGGAGAGAGTACCAGGAGAGATTGCCTACTGAAGTAGAGTTGCATAAATGGTTTGATGAGGAAAAATACAACGGGATTGGTCTTATAACTGGCAAGATAAGTCGAGTGGTTGTCGTGGATGTAGACTCACTTGAGAATAAAGATTTTTATTCCTCTTCAACGGTAAAAACAATATCAGGAGGCTGGCATTTATATTACAAGTGGGATGAGGAAATAAGAAATGACGTCGGAATTGAGGATAAGCCACTAGACTTTCGAGGTGATGGCGGTTTTGTAGTCCTTCCAGGGTCTTCTCTTGGTGATCAGTCGTATTCTTGGGATAGAGATGCTGGGAATATGTATCTTGATATTCTTCCCGAGAAAATAAAAGCTCTTTTAAAAATAAGAAAGACAGTTGCTCCCGTATCTCATACGGATATTGCAGTTGATGGATTTCCAGAAGGTCATGAGGGGAATAGGAATAATACGGCTGCTCAGGTGGCTGGGATAATTTGTAAAAATATCTCAAGCAAATTGCTGCCGATTGTAGGGTATGGAATATTTAGTTACTGGAATAAGATAAAATGCCATCCTTCTCTTTCTGATTCTGAATTAAGATTAACATGGCAAAGTATATATCAGTTAGATAAAAGAAATAATCCAGAAGAACCCGAACATGTTGCTATTCATAGAGGAGAGGCTGTTACTGCCGAATATGAAAAAAGAAAATTAGAGTATGGAAACGGAATGGGAACAGGGTTTACTGCCCTTGATAAGTATTTTTCTTTTTTACCAGATCATCTCTATCTGCTTTCCGCACCGACATTTCACGGAAAAACGACTTTAGCGTTAAATATAGCTGCAAGGATAGCTTCATATGGTGAAAATGTTTTGTTTTGCTCACTTGAGCAGGGTGTTTTTATTGCCCCTCGCATTGAAAGCATTGTTGGGAGATTTCCTGAAACACTCTCAGTATTAGAGTCAGACAGGACAATAACTATTCAAAAACTTACAGAATACATACGCCAGAAAAATCCTAAAATAGTTTTTATTGACCATCTGCATTTTATCAAGAAAGAGGGAAGGGGGGTAACTGAGGACATAGACCAAATGATGATTGCCTTGCAGAATATGGCAAAAGAATTGCATATGCCTGTTTTTGTTATAGCTCATGTGCGAAAGTTAAATGCTGATAGAGAGCCTGTCCTTGATGATTTGAGAGATAGCTCTAGTCTTTCACAGATACCTTCGGTTGTTTTATTGTTATATAGGAAGCGAAATATAACAGAGGGATCAACCTCTTATCTTGAGGATCACGGTACGTTTTTTATTGCTAAAAATAGAGTACAAGGTAAGACGGGTTCATTACAATTTAATTTAAAAGAGGGGGGAGAATTTGTCTTTTACTAATATGCAACAAGATTGCCAAAAATGTCAAGGTAGGCATAATTTATATTATTTAATAATGGCTAATGGTAATAGGGCTATGTTTGTTCTGTGTCCTACTGCCAAAGGCAGAGATGAGCTTTTTATCTTTTTTGTTTCTTTGAGAAAAGATTTACCTATTCCTTCCTATATCTCAGGATCAAAGGAATATGAACAGCTCAAACGGGATCTTGTCCCAGAGGGATTTAATGAAGCAGCTAGAAACACTTTATCAGCCTGGAAAAGAGCAAAACTAACCTTAAGAAATATGACTAGAGAACAAATAAACATAGTAAAAGAATATGTGAAAGGAAATATCAAATGGTGAAGATAAGCAGTACAGATAAAGCCTGGATCAATGGCTATATGGATGCGGTAAGTCAGATTGAAAGTGATAGGGTTACAAATTGGTTAGCGGCTTTTGAGAAAAAGCATCGTAAAGATACTGACAAGAATTTAAGAGAATGGCTTAATAAGTAGAATTTACTTTGGATGATGAGGCTAAAGAGGTCTGGACGAATTAGAGGAGGCTCAAGGAAGACCGTAGGATGACCCCAGGATGACCCCAGACAGACTTTCTTTGCGTGGGGTGTATATTCCTATCATCCCCTCCTAGAATCGTATCCTAGGGGCAAGAACAGTAATGGTAATAAAATTGAAGCCCCACTGGCTTTAGCCGTGGGAGTATGTCAGCACTTGACACGACATACACACGTGTGCAATAATACACTCATGGAAACAAAACAAACAACCAAAAAGCGATTAGTACTCAAGGTGAACATAGAAACGATTAAGCAGGCGAAGATCCTCGCAGCGATCGCCGAAACAACCGTAAGTCAACTCTTTGAAAATCTAGTAAACCGAAAGGAGAAACATGTCCAGCGATAATATAATAACCACAAAAGAATATAAAGCTATTGATGTCTACAAGAAGGAACTCAAAGAGAAGCTGATGGAAAACATCGGAACAGCACAGGCGGTAGTTTTACTCAAACCGACACCAAAAGGCGAAAAGAGAAAAAGACTCATGAATCCCTCAAAACCAAAGGGACAATACAATCCAGAGTTCACCTACCTCGAACAAGCCTACGTTTCAGAAACCCTAGACATGGCACTAATGATGGACTGGGACTTAGTATTGACCAAGAGCGAAAGGATCGGAGAAGAAGCATTCGTAGAAGGATACATCGATGCAAGATTTAAAAACGGCATGAAAATCAGACGATCCGGCTTCGGCGGAGCAGTCAAACGAAACAACGCAAACCAATCATGGGGAGATGTTTTCAAAGCAGCAACCTCAGACCTAATGAAAAACTGTGCAGCCAGAATGGGAATCGGCAGGGACTTATACCGACACGAAGAAAAGATCACAGAGGAATCAGTCCCACAAGGAACAGGCTCAAACGACGCATATACAGAAGAAGGAAAAGTAGTAACCAGCACATCCCCGGACGGTGGAAAACCAGCAATGGCGTCGCAGTTTAACGCAATATCCTCTTTAATGGGATTAGACGAAGTACCAGAAGCAATGAAAGGATTCACCTTCCAACAGGCAGCCGACAAAATAAGAGAACTATCCCAAAAGAAAAAATAATATGAACACAGTAGCGACAAAACCATCAATAAACTTGCAGGAGATCCAAAACGCAATCCTCCCAGCAGACATGAAATACGAGGACATCCTCGACATGCTCTCCAGAGCAAACAACGCCCTCGAACAAGTCGAGGCTTATATATCAGTATTGAAAGACGAACTCCGAATCCGTCTGGACGAAGAACAACTCTCAGGAAAAGCCGTCGGCAACTGGGGAATCAGTAAAGCGACACGTCTCTCTTTTAAAACAACCCTCGAAGAAGCACAAGCTCTTGCTGCAACAAAAGAAGTCCCCGACCCAGCCAAGCTAAAGAAGCTCCTTGCAGCCGGAGTTGCAGTACCGGGAGTATCAAAATCAGAATATATCATGGTACGCCAAATCGAAAAGGAGAAAGCAGCATGACAACCTACAAAGTGAAGGAACAAAACGTAATCGAGAAAAATATAACAAACAAAACATGAAAACCAACCTATCCTATTCCACGATGAACGCAGTAATAAACGAACCCCATGTATGGCTCTGCAAGCAGATGGGACTCAAGACCTATCAGACTAACGCAATGGCGGAAGGAAAAGCAGCACACCGAATAATCCAAGACCACGTATCGGGAGTAAAAATAAACGAAGCCCTAGCCAAGAAAAACCTCCCAACATTCTCCATAGTAGAAGAAAAGGAATGGGACGACAGACTCAAAACCACATTCGAGATAAACGACAAATACTCATTTCACGGATGGCTTGACGGAAAAGAACCAGAACGAGGCGACCTCCTCGAAATCAAGACAGGGAAAAGTTGGAGCGTCGGAGAGTTTGCAAGACTGGTTCAATGGAAGCTATACGCAGTCGGAGAACCAAAGTATAAAAAGATTTACTTTGTAAACGCACCACGCGATCCAGAAATCTGGATGCCGGAAACAATAAAGATATTCGCACAAGACCTAACCCCGGAACATGCGAAGGCAGCTCAGGATTTTATAACCAAAGCAATCGACATAATAGAACACATCAAAGAGCAGACCCTAAACATACCGCACAAGAGTAGATATTGTTATTACATTGACTGTCCCTTTTGTGAAAGCATTCAATAATGAAGTTAATAAGAGTTAAATCATTCACAGACCCAAACATTGAGTACACTGTAAGACAAACAGAGGACGGCGACTGGCTCTGCTCGTGTCCCAACTTCCTAACCAGAGCAAAGCAGATTATAATGTGTAAGCACATAGGAAAAGTTATCCATGACGAGAAGGCAAACACTACTGGTAAAACTGCTGATGCTTATAATAATGCTCCTGCAATTAGTGAAAGTTTACGTTAGCAACGATCTGGCGACGGACGGAATCCAGCTAGGAGAACTACAGGAACAAACCAGAGAAATACAAAAGCAGAACAAAATCCTTCGAGAAGAAATACTCAAACGAAGCAGTCTCCGACACCTAACAGAAGAAGCAGAGAAGCAAGGATTCGTCCCTGCACAATACATTTATTTATATGATCGGTAGAGTCAAGTGACTTTGCCCGCAATCCCACCTCTTTTAAGGGTGGGTCAAGGGCAAACTTGACTATATTCATTTTTTAAGTTAAAATGCATTTTATGAGAACTTTCGAGTATAAACTCAGACCAAACAAAACACAGGAGCAAGAGTTGGACAGGCTACTTTGGGAAACAAAGTGTCTTTACAATTCTGCTCTCGAACAGCTCATAAATCACTATAAAGAAACAGGCAAGCATCTCAACCGCTTCACTCACGATAGGCTGTGGAACAAAGAAACTTGTCCACAGTTACCAGCGGTTTTGGTAGATACCACTATTCTCAGACTTCACCAATCATTTGCTAACTTCTTCAGAAGGTTGAAGACAGGGGGAAAGCCAGGTTTCCCAAGATTTAAGAGTATTCATAGGTGGAGTAGTTTTAGCTTTAGGGATTATAAAAGCGGTGGCCGTGTTGTTGAGGATAGGTTACATATAAACCCGAAGACAAAAGTTAAAATAATTCTGCATAGACCACTAGAAGGTACGCCCAAGTTCACCAGAGTAGTTAAACGGGTAGACGGATATTATGTTCAAGTGGTTTGCGAAATGCCAGAAATTAAAGAAAAAGAATTAGATATTAATAAAGCGGTAGGGCTTGATGTGGGACTTCGTTACTTTGTGGCAGACAGTAATGGCGAAAAACACAAAGCCCCAAAATTCTTCAGAAAATCAGAGTATAAACTAGCAAAACAACAGCGTTTTCTTGCTAAGAAACAAAAAGGGGGTGCAAACCGTGGAAAGGCAAGAAAGCTGGTCGCAAAAACACATTTAACCATAAGCCGTCAACGAAAAGACTTTATACACAAATTAGCGTTCAAGTATTCTAACGAGAACGACATTGTGTGTATGGAAAATCTCAATGTACAAGGCATGTTAAAAAATCACTGTCTCGCTAAAAGTATCAGTGATGCTTCGTGGACAATGTTTCAATCATTTGTATCGTACAAGGTGCAAAACCTCGGCAAACGATTGGTATTGGTCAACCCTGCATACACATCTCAAATCTGTTCAGAGTGTGGGGCGATTGTTAAAAAATCTCTTTCACAAAGAACTCATTTTTGTCCAGAGTGCTTGTATGTAGAAGACCGAGATGTCAACGCAGGGAAAAATATATTGCGTTTAGGGTTGGTTCAACCCTTTGGCCAGAATAGCTCATTGGAGCGTTTTATTACCCAAGAAGCCCACGGATTTATTCGTGGGTAGATTCACAATAGACCCGGCAGACAAATGGTTCTCCCTTTATATTAGAATGAGAGATAACTGGACGTGTCAAAGATGTGGAAGCTACAACCCAAAGGGACAACAAAACTCACACTACTTCGGAAGAACCCGCGAAAGAGTAAGGTTCGACGAGGAAAACTGCGACACTCTCTGCCACGGATGTCATCGCTACTGGGAAAAAGAAGACAGAGAGGCGTACCGAGTATTCAAAATAACCCAGCTTGGAGAGATTGGATATCAAAAACTAACGGCAAGAGCTAACACCACACAAACGACAAACCGAAAAATAGAGCGAAATTTAATACAAATCCACTACGCCAAAAAGGTAAAAGAGATGGAAAAAACTATGATCTAAAATAAATACCCAACCTCCCTACCGATTCTTAAGATTTAGCTTATTGACACGACATCACCCTATAGAGTATATTAAATACGGATGACACCAGCCAAGAATACAGTTATACTAAGAGCTACTAAGCTAAAAACCAAATCAGGACTGGAGTCGATAGAAACAGGCAAAAACGCTCCCGAAATCGGAGTCATAGTAAAGATAGGAACAGGGACTCCACCAGTTAAAATCGCAGAAGGAGATACCATCGTGTACCGCAAGTACATGGAGAACAAAGTCTATATCCCAACCGAAGGGGAAGAATTGAACTTCATCGACTTTAAAGATATAGTCGCAAACTTAGGAAAACAAAAATGAATAACGATACAAAATTAGAATACGTTCACAAACTACTGACAAAGGCATTTGAAACCTTGATGGAAGAAAAGAAAGCCAAACCCTCTCGTGAAAACTCCGAAACCCTCACCTTACTGGAAACCGCAATGATGTGGAACAACAAAGACCGAGCCGTCAAAGGCGAATTAGAAAAATCCGACACTCATATCCAGCAACAGCAATGACGATCCCGAATCGTCTAGCGGTAGGATAGCTGACTTTGAATCAGCAGAGTGAAGTTCGAATCTTTATTCGGGAACAACAAATGAAAAAAATAATATTCGGAAGCGAAGCTAGGCAAAAGTTATTACAAGGAGCAGTTATCGCTTATAGAGCCGTTTGTACTACGCTCTCACCAAAAGGACGAAACGTCGGTATTACAAGGCAATGGGGAACACCAATAGCGGTTCATGATGGCGTTACAGTTATGAGAGAAGTAGAAGACAGGGACGAGTTTGTAAATACAGGTATTCAGTTTATTAGGGAAGCAGCACAGAAGACAAATGAGGAGGCAGGCGATGGTACGACTACGGCAACCCTTCTGGCATACCACATTATAGACAAAGGAATGAAGCTCCTCGAAAAAGGAATAAACCCCATGATCCTCAGAAAGCAAATGGACGACGCAGTCCCAGCACTAAAGGAGCAACTCAAGAAAATCAGCAAATCAATCATGGGAACAGAAGACATCCAAAGAGTAGCATTCATATCTTCCGCCGATGAAGAAATAGGAAAAGTGGTAGCACAAGCCGTCGAAAAAGTAGGCGAACACGGACTGATAACCGTTGAAGAAGGCGGAGTCGAAATGGGAATCGACTACACCGAAGGAATGGAGTTTGACAAGGGATACGCAGCTCCACATTTTGTAACAAGCCCTCAGAGAATGGAAGCAATAATCGAAGAACCACTCGTCGCAGTTTTAGGAAAGAAAGTAACTCTTGTAAAAGAAATAATGCCCTTACTAGAAGTGATGGCAGCAATCAAAAAGGATATCTTAATAGTTGGAGAAGTTGAAGGCGACGCTTTGAAAACCGTCATCGTCAACAAAATGAAAGGGAACATCAACATATTAGTAGTAACTCCACCAAGCTACGGTGACAGGAGAACATCCTCCCTTGAAGACATCGCACTCATAACAGGAGCAACAGTGGTATCAGAAGAACTCGGACTGGACATGGTACAGTTTACCAATCAGTTCGAAAAGAAATGGCTCGGACTTGCCAAGACAGTTGTCGCCGGACGCAACTCAACCGTCATTATAAAGATGGAGGAGAAAGACACCATCAACGAAGAATGGAAAAAAGATATATTGGAACGAAACAAGAAGGTAGCAGAACGCATCGAAAATTTGAAAGCCAATCTCGAAACCGAAACCTCAGTCTACGAGAAAGAGAAAATACAAGAACGCCTAGCAAAACTAACAACAGGCGTCGCCATTATAAAAGTCGGAGCGAAAACCGAAGCATCCATGCGTGAAAGATTAGAGAGAACCAAAGACGCAGTATCAGCAGCACGAGCAGCAGCCGAGGAAGGAATAGTACCCGGAGGCGGAGTCGCATTTCAACAGATGGCATCTATATTTATGGGAACGCCAAGTAAAAAAATGATGCTGAATGATGGCGAACAATTATTATATGACGTGTTACACGAACCGACACTCAAACTGCTCGATAATGCAGGAGAAGATGAAAAACAGAAAGCTCTCATCGTTGGAAAAATCAAACAAGCAGGTGGCGATTTTGGATACAACGTAAACACAGGCAAGATGGAGGATTTAGTAAAAGCAGGTGTTATAGACCCAGCGAAAGTGATACGATTATCTGTAGAAAACGCAGTCGCTGTCGCCGGAACAATCTTATCAACAGATTGTTTGATAGTGGACGAACGTGAGCAAACTCAGACTCAAATGCAGGTAGTATAAAAAATATAGGATAAGCCGGAGAACGACGCAAAACAACTATGGGACAACTTTATTTTCAAAAATAGGAGCATATCATGAGATATAAAGTATTCTTCACAACAGGCGAAAATATCGTCATTAACGACTGGCAGTTTGACACCCTCCAGCACTCCTCAAAACTAACAGGCGACCCCATCTATATGAGACAGGGAGCAGACGACCCGACAATCATGCTTCACGTAAAATACATAACCCACATAGTCCCAGCCAACGCATACGAACAAGAAGGAGCAGTCGTCACGCCTCCATCCCCGGAATCCGTAGCCAAAGCCAAAGCAAAAGAACAGGATAGTATTAAATCAGACCCAACTGCTATACTAAATAGAGTGAAGGAAAAACAGGAAGAAACACATGGCTAACCCAACATCAACCACAACAGTAAAGACCTATGAGTACCCGACAAAAAAGTACGGAATGTTTCAGGTTATAACCCACAATGATGTCGTTGTTTTTATAGAATATAAAAGAGATGGACAAGATGAAAACGGAAATCCAACTGAAAAACACAAGTTCTCCTCAAATGATATAGACTTCGCTAAGGGCGTATTTTTAGCTTTGAAGCAAATGTTCAACGAGCTAAATATCGATCCAAAACTATGACATGCCCAAGAACAGCCTGTACAAATGAAGCCATATCCGATAGCCAATATGGAGTTCTCCCTTGTAAGAATCACCAGAAAAAAGACACAGAAAAGGTAGCCAAGATAAGACGTTCTCCAGAGTTCTATACACTCAGTCAACAGGATAGATTCCAACACCAAAGAGATCGGTACGCCAAAGATATCCTCCAACCATTCGAAGGAGCAGGCGACCCAAACCTAGAATTTGTCAAAGCATACCCTGACAAAGTAAAGGATTATTTCACGCCGGAACAACTGCGAAAATTATGACTTGGATATTATATTTTTTCAGGAAACCAAAGGCGGAGTGGAGTGACATCGTCCTCTGGCAGATAGCCAGACAGATAACAACAAAATGAACAGAGCACAAAGACGAGCTGAAGCAAAAAGAAGCGATAAACCATTCAAAGAAACACTTAAAAGTTTAGAAAAAGACGACGGTAAGCCACAAGATAGAACAATGGAGATGTGGTGCTGGAGGCATCAAACAAAATGGGAAAACGAAAAGCATCCAACCGAACGAGATAAGAAAAAAGCAGAGGAAATAAGGCTAAAACCCTTTAAAAAATACGATGAAAATGGTAAACTAATTATGGGTAGAAGATGCGGAAAGTGTGGAAACGAGGTATTAGTTTCTGAGAAACGAGCCGTCCTACATACAGGACTCGAAGGCTCGACTGACAAACAGACCGACGAGGTCAAACCAAACTTAGACTATGGCATTAATATTTAAGTGTAATACTTGCAGTAAGAGGTATGATGCACAGATTATCTCCAGCATCATCTATATGGACGGTAACAAAAGGCTTACACTCAAAAACGAGAATGACGATTGTGAATCGTGTAGTGAGGAGATTAAAAAGGCAACAGCTCAGAAACGTACTGAGATAAAACAACAAAATGGAAACAACTAATCAAACAGGACAACTCGTACCATTAGATAAACTCATCGAGTGGGAGCACAACCCACGCAACATAAACTCGGCGAACTTTGCAATCAGTTTCTAACCAAAGGCAGAAAATGTTATGTAGAAGGAAGACTCTCAACCAGAGAGTGGGAAAAAGACGGAATCAAAAAAAATAAAACAGAAGTAATAATCGACGACATGATACTATTAGATAGTAAGCAAAAAGAAAATGGACAACCAACAGAAACAACTTAAGAAACTTGAACTAACAGACGAAGAACTCAAACTCGTAGAAAAAACAAAGTTTGATGATTTTGTAGGATTTTTCCTAGACCAAAGCAATGCATTAACTTACGGAAACGCAACGCAATCAGCATGCCTAGCATACAACTTCGACCCAAAGAATCCAAAGGACTACGCTAAGGCGTCAGTTTACGGTCATAGAAATGTTAAGAACGTTAAGCAGTTAGCGTCAGCATACGCCGACAGCAGGGGACACACATTCGGAAAGATGATGGATGTAGCCGTCGCCAAAATGTACGACGCAAAGAATGGCAAGGGAATAGAGTGGTGGAAAGAAATAATGATGCTAACCGGCATGAGAGAGCCAGAAGGAGCAAAGATCGTAATAAATAATAGCAACAATCAAGCCAACGTAGATATAAACGATCCGGCAGCCATAGACTACAACAAGAAGTTCAAACAGTTTTTGATGAACGAATAAGTTATCCCCAGAGTTATCCCCAAATGTGGACAACCCCAGACAAAAGCAAAAAACCCGACTAGGGTAAATTTAGCCGGGCTTATGCCAAAGGGAGATAATGCGAAACAGAGCATCCGCCTCGCAAGACTCCTAAAAAACCAGTAAAGAAAACGCTACGTCAAACAGCGATGAAAGACGTAACACCTAAAAAGTATCATAAACCCCAACAGTTAGCAAGAACAGAGCAACTTACTTCTACCGCTTGACTATCGAACGGCTCGATGCTATAATACAATAAGAATATGAAAAACAAATACATAACAGCCTGCAACACCTGCAAACAGAGCAAAATGAAAGCAGAGATGATTCAGCAAGCAGAGGGATACAAATGCATACCCTGCAACAAGAAAAAATACGAAATAGCACACGAAGGAGGGGAAAAAACATGATAACTATAATCTTTCTTGTTGGAGCATTTGTCTTACACTGGTGGGGATTTAGCTGGCTCATGCTACTAATAGTATTGATAATTGATGGACTTAATTCTACTTTAACATGAAAATAACACAAGCAGAAATGATGATACGAGGCGAGTTTAACAACTGCCCCGGAGGAGACGTACTCCTAAACCATCTATACATATATAACCTAAACGAAGTAGCACTGATAAAAGACACAGACAAGCCATACTGGAAAAACAACGAAGCAACACTGGTAATGGCGATAGATAAAAACGACGCAAAGGCAGCATTAGCCTTAGCAAAAATAGCAACCGAATACAACGCCGACGAGTTCGACTGGTTACCAACGGAAGACAAGTACGTTATAAGAATGTGGTGGGACTAATTATGGAAGAACAATACCAAATGACAGATGAAGAAGTACAGGAAGTAGCTATCTACGACGAGGAACAGGGTAGTAAGTGTCCTGAATGTGGGACGAACATGGTAGTAACCACATGGCGTAACCCATCAACCTACCAAACCGAAACAGAGGCAACATGCCCTGAGTGCGGAGGAACGGAGACAACCCTATGATTGAAGCAATATATAGTAGGCGGAAATAGCCTACCTAGCAAACAAAGAATGAGCAAAAAACAGTACGGCAAGATAAAAGAACGCCTCGAACTTGGAGAGATAATGATAAACCTAGCAGGCGGATTCATGAAAGCACCCAAGCGCTGGACAACCGAGTACCAACGGTTAGCAGAGCAGGCGCTCATGTACGAAATAGAAAATAACCTATTACCCTTATGAATAAACGAGACGAAATCATACATAAGCACTTTTCCAAGATGGCACACAAAAGCGTCGAATCCCGACGTGCCTCAATGGGAGCCGAAGGACTAAAAGCCCAGATGATAGAGCTGTCCCGGAGAGCAGTCGAAGCAAGACAGAGAAACCGCCAGATTAGAGCCTTAGTTGTGGACTTAGATACTCCCGAAAACAACTGCAAGATATGCGGAGCAAGTCATAAGGAAATCAACGACAACAATAAGGTAACCTATGCCAAAGTACACCAGAAGTACCTAGTAAAGCTGGTGAAGAAGCCATGAAAAAAGAATTATGAAATGTACACATATAACAGGAGTAACAAAAGAAGCTAGACAAATTATTAACAGACGGGGAGAAATAACCTTTACTTATATGAAAGACTACACAGAAAAAAGATTAGAGTCTAAAAAACGCCTAGAAACAATAGTTGGTGGTTATTGTTATGCACAAGACGGTGGAAATGGTGGTTATGAGTTTAGTGATATTGTTAAGCATATTGACGAATCAATCCACCAAGCAGTAGCAGAAGAGAGGAAGTGGATTCTTGATGGGTTGCCAGAGAAGAAATACTTTGGAAAAGATTATATCGAAGGTAGCAATAGTGATTCTAATTATGTGCATGGCTACAACCAAGCACTAGACGATCTCCTCGCCTCCCTAGACAAACCATTAAAAGTTGATGAAGAATAATATGAAAAACGAAGAGAGAAGAGAGCACGAAGTTTTTAATAAGAAAAGAGTGTCTATTAGAAAAATGAATAAAGCACTAATTGAAAAATGGAGAGCTGAAGAAAGACCGTGGTGGATGTTTTGGTCACACACAATATCTTTCGAGGAAAAGAGAGATATCATTATTAGAAATTGGGAGTCTATTAAGGAATAACCTTTACTTATATGAAAAAACTAACTAAAAAGGACTAACCTATGACTTGGATATTCCATCAGCTAAAACGACTCCAATACTTCTTAAAGCACGGGAGGGATGATTATGGCAAACTTGGTTTTACTGAGCTTAGGTATAAGGGGAAAAGGTTAGTTTCAAAAGGTATTGTTCCTCATCATGAAATATGGACAGTTGATAAAAACGGCAAGATCATTAAAATAGAAAGGATTAACTATGAAAAAACTAACTAAACAAGAACAAAAATTAGAGGCACTGGAAGCCTACGAAGCAATAATAGACCCAGCATATGAAGCAATGAAACGCCCACAACGGGAAGCATTTGAAGCAATAGCAGTACCAGCATGGAAAGCCTTTCTAGCAAAGTGCAAAGAGATAGACGAACAGGGAGGAGGAGAAGATGAAGCTTAATATAGACGGTAAAATAATGGATTTAGTTCAATGTGAAAAGTGCAGTGCTATGAAATTAGAGGGCAAGCAGTGTTCTTGTGAGAAAGAACAAGATGAATAACTTAATAGCTGAGAGTATCAAGAGATTCAACGATTTAGCCAGAAAGGAAATAAAGCACTATGACAATATGTGTGATAGAGGAGATTTTTGCATATGCTTACAGGATGTGCAGGCTGATTTTCTCAAGCAAGAACTCACCTCTATAGCAGAAAAGACTAGGGAGGACACAGAACAAAACATAAAGAAAGCATTTCTCACATATTTGTTTGAAAATAGGATAGAGGATGATCTTAAGGGAAGATTTGCGTCTTCACAATATGACTTGATTTGGAAAAAGATTGTGAATTTATCAGACAAGGAGAGTAAATGATCACTACATTTCACTACTTCATCAATAAACGATGAGCGAGAAGTCTGGTAGAATAACAGTAAATGTGCATCCATCAGGCGAAAGACCCGACAAAATGCAAACGGTGTAAAAAGAAGAAGACAAAGTATGTTAGTAAACCAACACAGCCAAAGAAGAAGCAACCTAAAAGACGATATCCACAGACGGAACGGCGACGCTTTGATCTTAACCCAACCAGCCGGAAGCACGAAACAACAATAGCCATGCTGATTCTTAATTGCACTTGTCAGTTTAAAACTCACGCACTCGAATACGACGAGAAGACCGAGGCGTACCTAAAAGACCTGATCGCCCGCAACGGACTCCACAGAAAGGTTACCGTTGAAGGTGGCAAATCTTACAAAGTTCCTGTAGCATTTATGCTAGCCCATACAATGCTCGCCGAAAACATGGACACCTACGGCTTTGATGAGTGGGAAGACCCGAAACCAGATATTGACATGACGAATGGCAAGGCGGTACAGTAGATTCATGACCCGAAGGGAGGTGAACCAATGGAATTACACAAACCAAAAAGAAAACTAAAACTAACAAGCCTCTTCTTCACAATAGGACTTTTTCTCATGATGATTAACTTCCTTATGGACATAACAAACATATTCTCCAACTTCCAACCACACACGGTGGGAGCATCAGCAACCGCACTTCTCCTAAGCATCGTCGCACAACTCGGCGACAACACAGCATAGCAACAACACTCCCAAAGCAGTACAATAGAAGCATGGGAAGTGGATTCTTGCTTTTATCAGCAGGTGGTTTTCTTAACATACGAGTAGGAGCATAACGTGGTAAAATAAAGGTATGTACGGATATATGTTATTTATTGCCTCACGATGTCGTGCCAGAGTTAAAAATATGGTATGATTAATAGCGAAGAATGACGCCCGTACATTTGCAAGATTAGTGTAACGGCAACTCAACACGATTCACATCCGTGGATAGTTTCAGGTTCGACTCCTGAATCTTGCTCAAAATATGAAATCAATACCAATAAGACAGTTTCAAAGGAACTTCTACAAAGAGCTGAAAGGCGTACCATTTATAGTGACCAGGCAAGATCCGCACACAAGAGAAGACAACCCGGAGTACATCGTTACCGCCTACGACGAAAGGACAGCCAATCAAACACCAGAACAGCAGCACCCACTAGTAGAAGTAAAAGAAACTGAACCATCACAAGGTAGCGTAGCACAAGTGGCAGATGGGAATCGACAGCGAAGTATGATAGACAAGATATTCGGAAAATGAAATGGACTTACAAACCGCCCAGACATTCAACGCAGCAGCTTTTGTGTTACAAAACAAAATCGTAAATGAAAACGGCATCCCGATCACCTTCAAAAGACACAAGTTTCTCGTCGACTTCTACATGGATAACAGTCCACGACTCGTGGCAAAGAAATGCGGACAGATCGGCTTCTCAACAGCAGCCATTATCAGGAGCTTCCATCTTGCGAACTACGTCGGGGCAAACGTCATTTATACACTCCCGTCGAAACCGATTATTAAAGACTTCGTCACGCCGAAAGTAAACCCACTAATATCAAGCAATCCCATCTTTGGCGAAATGGTAGGCGACGTCGACTCAACAGGACTGAAAAAGATAGGCGACAGATTCGTATATTTTAGGTCAAGCTGGGACGAGGCGTCAGGTATCTCTATTTCAGCTCACATACTAATAAACGACGAGCTAGACCGAAGCAATCAGAAAGCAGTAAGGACTTACAAGACCAGACTAGACGCCGCAGCATTAGACCGCCCCGATTTAGGATGGTGGTGGAAGTTTTCAAATCCATCAATCCCTGGATACGGCGTTGATGAAGACTGGCAGATAAGCGACCAAAAACACTGGATGATCAAATGCGAACACTGCAACTTCTGGCAATACCTAAAGTTTCCAGAAAACATAAACTTCAAAACCGCAGAATACGTCTGCCAGAAATGCGAGAGGCACATAAGCGATGACACACGGATAGACGGCAAGTGGGTAAAGAAATATCTGGGACGAAACATCTCAGGATACTGGATCAACCAACTAATGGCAGCATGGATACCAGCAAGCAAGATTATAGAAGACTCACAAGGCGACCAAAGCGTCTTCTACAACTTTACACTAGGAGAAGCTCACCTAAATAAAGACTTTGTAGTAACCAGAGAAAGCATAGTCAAATGCCTCTACCCCACCATAAATCCCCGAACGGACGTGGCAATAGGAGTAGATAACGGCATAGTAAAACACTACGTCGTAGGAAATAAATACGGAATCTTCATGATAGGACAAACCGAAGACTGGCAGTTTATAGAAAACCTCAGAAACAGATTTGACGCAGTAATGGTCATAGACGCCAACCCATACCCAACACCAGCAAAGAAGCTCGTAGAAAAATACAGAGGAAAGGTATTCATGCATTACTACGAAGAAGACAGGAAGCAAGTAGGCATTATAAGATTCGGCGAAACACAAAACGACTACGGAATAGTAAAGACCGACAGAACGAAGATAATAGACGCAGTAGTAGCAGACATAAACGCCCAAGACTTACTGTTCAACTTCTCACTAACAGACCTCGAAAACCTCCAATATCCACAACACTGGGAAAACATGTACCGAAGCGTCGCCGAATCAGAGAAGGGTATAAAAAAAGCCGTCTGGATAACGCCGGAAGGCAGACCCGACCATTACGCTCACGCAACAGTCTTAATGAGAGCAGCACAAACAAAGGTACTAACCTCAGCAGGCGTCGTAAAACCAAACGCACCCGGCAACCGCTACCCAGATACTATTATAGTAAACTCAGATAACACGGCAGCACCGCCGATATCCCTCGATCAAATAAAAGAATCCATTCAAAGACCCAAGAGTAAAGGCTGGGAGTACAGATGATACTTGTACAAAGCCCATCTTTTATGCCAAACTGAAAGTAATACTATGAACGACACTATCCCAAATGGTTTCCACCGTACACAAGATTGGAAAGACACCCACACCCAAAACGCACTGCAAAAGCAAGTCTTTACCATTTACCTAAGTAAACAAAAAACGCCAACGGTCATGAACTGGCGATGCCACAACTGCGGAAGTTTAGTTTTTCAATACTACAACCTCCCAAACGCCATCTTTGACGGAGCAATGAACATCGTCGACTGCGAACAGCCGACAGATCACCTCTGCAAAAAATGCAATATTATATTCAGAGTAACCTAATATGAGCAACGGAATGATGACATCACTAACCGGGATAAGCGACGAGCGTCAGGAAGGCGAGCTATTACAAAACGACGCCCTCTCACTAGGAATGTCCGATGGGGATATAGCACGAGCGATAGGAAACCGAGTCGAAGCATCCGAAGCCTTCTGGAACAAAGAAATAGACCTCGATAAAGTCCGGGACGAAAACGAAAAGTTCTGGCTAGGAACATACTTTGACTCAAGCAAACTACACGACTTCCAAGTGCCATACAAAGACAATCGCATTTTTACCTCGATAGAAACGCTGATCCCCTTAGCGGTAGCGAAAGCACCACAGCCAACCGTAACGGAAGCATACGACACCGAAGCCTCACGAGAACTGGCACGAAACATAGAAAAGTGGCTCATGGGAAAATACGAGGATTTGTACCTTTTAGGGAAGTTCCATATGGTTGCAAGACACTTACTAATAGGTTACCGCAACGCAGTGATGAAATACCGATGGGATACGAGTATCGGACAATTACAAGAAGATGGAACAAGATTCGGCGATATAGCAGTCGAAGTAAAACGTCCGCAAAGAGTAGTTATAGACGCCGGAGCACAAGATCAAGACAACATACCGCTAATTGGAGAGTACCTAACCGCCACAACCGACGAGTTATGCTACCAATACCCAGAGAAGAAGGACGAAATCTACAGAAGGATGGGAGGACAAGCCGGAGTAGCAGTAACTAACACAAGACTCGGATACTTAGAGGTATGGTTCGACTACCACGATAAAAAAGGCAAACAGCAATCAGCCGTAGCGTGGAAACTGCAAGACTTGGTGCTAGGAGCAATGAAAAACCCAAACTTCAACTACGACGAGATGGAGCAAGACCAAACAGGCAGAACACAACCGCTAAACTTCTTTGATAAACCAAAAAAGCCTTACATCATCTACAGCTTCCTAAACATAGGCAGATGGGTAATGGACGACACATCCCTGACAGAACAAGCAGCCGAACTCCAAAAGGTACTGGATAAAAGAGGAAGACAGATTGTAGAAAACGCAGATCAAGCAAACGCCGGAATGGTACTCAACTCCGACATGATAAAAAGTACCGAGGTAGCCAAGCTGTTAGGAGATCCCGGCGAAAAGCTCATGGTAAAAGGCGACGTAAGGATGGCAGCAACAAGACTACCGATAAACATCCTCCCTCCCTATGTTATGGATGACAAAGTAGACGCTCGAAACGAAATAGATAATATTTTCTCAACCCACGGAGCAGTAAGAGGCGAAGTAACCAAGAGCAAGACGCTGGGACAAGACGTCCTCTCGCAACGTGGCGATGCAAGTAGGATAGCAACTCTGGCAACCGCAATGGAGGATGGGGCAGATCGTTTATACAAAGGCATGGTACAAATGGCAAAAGTAATGTACGATTTGCCTCAACTACAAAGGTTTGATAGCCCAGAAGGAAGTACCTCATTTACAGAGTTCTCAAACCAACAGATAGAACCCAATATAAAAATACGAGTCAAATCAGGAAGTGTACTGCCGGAAGACAAGATGGCAAAGAAAGACGAAACCGTCCAGCTCATGCCGATTCTTGATCCACTGACCATAGCCGAAGGTATGGGATGGGAAAACCCCAAAGAAAAAGCAAAGCGATTACTCTACTACAGAGTGATGCCAGACCGCTATATAGCCGAGGTCCTAAAGATAGACGGCATGGGATCAGGAGCACCCGATCCATCAGCAACACAAGAGATCCAACTATTAAATAGCGGTCAAAACGTACCGCCACAACAAAACCCGACCAAAGAGCACATAGCAACTCACCAAGCATTCATAGAAGCTCCAGAGTTTCAAGCCTTGCCACCAGAAGCCCAACAGCTCCACCTAGCCCACATAAAAGCTGAAGTCCAATCATTAAAAGACCAGATGGGTATGAGCGAACAACGCCCCGGACTTCCTCCACAGCAAGGAGAAACAGGAATACCGCCTCAAACAGAAGGCGATCAACCAACAGCGACACCAACCGCGACGCCACAAGGTACAGGTACTCCGACGGAGCAGCCACAACCCGGAGGCGTAATGTCTAAAATAGCCGGACTATTTAGATGAAGGGAGGTGAACAAAATATGAGCGTTAAAAACGTAGTAACAGGAGTCACATTAGGAGTAGCAGTCGTATCATTAGCACTAAGCGTACTCGCTTTCCAGTTAGCAGGACAGGAGAGAGTGGTGATACAGCAAGTCCCAGTAGCTGAGAAGGTGACACCATCGCCAGCAATAACAGCAAGCCCAAGTGCATCAGTCGCACCGACGAAGAAAGTATTCGTCCCGGTGAAAACAGCAGCACCAAGTGTAGCACCGACGAACTAAGGGATTAGCAACTGATCAAACAATAAGGCATAAAAAAAGCAGGGGAAATGATTTTCTCATAGCCTGCTTATTTTGCGTCGATAAATCGACATTGAGTGGGAAAAGCCACTCGATAAATAAAGTTCCTAAGTCATACTAGGAACACTATATATAGAGCAGGTAAAAACAAACCCCGGAAAAGTGTAGGAGAAATGTAAGAAAATAAAATCAGCCTCAACATTCCCTATTGACAGCGACATTTCTTTTACTGTACAGTATTTACAGAGGTCAATAAGAACCCGACACAGCACTAGCTGGGGTCGGCTTTTTTTTGCTTAAAACACTATGACATTTTCAAACAGAGTAACATCAATAACCCAAGACGTAATCCTTCCAAAGAACGTCGACAACTTCTTAGTAGATAACTTCGCAACCTTCCGTTTCATGGGAACAGGAGAAGCATGGGAAGGAACAACCATCAAACAGCCAATCAAAATCTCCAAGAACACACAAGGACGCTCATTCTCAGGACTTGACGCTCACAACACAGGAACTGTCGACACAAGAGTTACTCTTGAGTACGATTTGAGAGCATACAACATTCCAATCGCTATCCCCGGCTTAGACAAAGTAGTAAACCGAGGCGAAGCAGCAATCCTCAACCTTATTAAACAGGAAACAGCATCAACCTTCATGGACGCAATGGACGACATCGGATCAATGTTCTACCTTGATGGAACAGGAAACGGAAGCAAAGACTTCTTAGGTCTTGACGCATTAGCAGACGACGGAACATCAGCAGCAACTATCGGCGGACTTTCAAGAACAACCTATTCAACTCTTAACGGAACAAGAACAGCATCATCAGGGACAGTAACTCTCTTAAAAATAGCATCACTTACAAGTGCAGTAGCAGGCGGATCAGCATCCAGACAGCAACCAACTATCTATATAACTGACGAAACCACATGGGATCTTTGCGAAAAGTTAATGATCTCCTCAATCGTACAAGCAAACTACGACGCAAACGGTTATCCAAAAGTTACCAGAAAATCCAGAGGCGTAATGAGCGGAGCAACACTTGGCGGATCATACGGATTCGTTTCACTAATACACCGTGGAATCCCAATCGTCAAAGACGAAAAAGCAACAGTCGGAACGCTGTGGGCATTAAACGAAAACTACCTACAATGGTACGGAGCACAGTCTGACGATTTGAAATCCATCTCTCTCGGAAACGACGTTGACTCAACCTACAACGAAGCACCAACCAGCGATAGTGGTGTGCAATGGAGCGGATGGAAAGACTCTTTCAATCAGTTCGGCGAAGTGGCGTACTTATATGTACTAGGAAACTTGACAACGAGTCAGCCAAGAAGACATGGGAGGTTAACAGGCATCACCACTGCCTAAAAAAATAATATGTTTACAGGAACAATACAATTACACGACGCAACAGACGTACTAACACCAAGTACAATCCAACAGCATGATCTCGGAGCACGAGGCATAGCCAAAGATGGTAGAAAGTTTCGATATTTGAAAATCGGAGCAACAGCGATAACAAACGCAGGACTCACACTTCAAGCACCTGCTATCGTTCCTAATCATCAAAACGTCGCAGCTGAAGCAGCAGCAGCATTAGGAGCATTCGTAGCAACATTAACTCTCGGAGCAACAGCAGCAACAGCAAATCAATATGCCGAAGGCTTCCTCGTTATAAACGACGTAACAGGAGAAGGACACACCTACAGAATCAAATCCCACGCAGCAGTCGCATCATCAGGGGTTATGACAGTGAGGTTATATGATCCAATCAAAGTCGCCCTGACAACTTCTAGCGAAGCATGCTTAATTGCAAACCCATACAACGGAGCAGTTGTTTTCCCAACGACAGCAACAGGTATGTTCGTCGGAGTAGCACCTTACGCAATCCCAGCAAGCAACTTCGCATGGGTACAAACATACGGAGTCTGCTCACTCTTAGCAGCCGGAACAATCGGAGTAGGTCTAGGAATAGCAGTACCGGGAGCAGTTGCAGGAGCAGGAACAGTAATGGCAGCAACCCTCGCTCAAATCGGACACGCACTGCAAGCAGCAGTAGACACCGAATATAGAGCAGTTTTCCTAAATAGCGACTAAGGATATGAATCCCTTTAGAAAGAAACCTATGGAAGAAGTAACCACACAAGAAGATGAAACCCAAACTGAAAAATCTGGCAACGTCTGCGAAACATGTACAGGCTCAGGTCTTGCAGACACTCAAACACTTTGCAGCAAATGTGAAGGATCGGGTACAGTTTAACAAGAAGAAAGTAGCATAGCCGACCATACTAAGGCTTAAACACAGGACTCCGTATGGAGTCTTTTTTTTTACCTAATATGAATATACCAGCAACAATACCAAGAGATGGAAACGGAATCGCAATCCCAGATCCAGACTGGGCATTGGCCGTGGAAAAGACGGTAACCTTTGCAGACGTCGCCGGACAAGGAGCAACAGGAACAGTGGCACTTTTTACCGTAACAGGAATGATCCTCGGACGTTTAATAGCACAATGCACAACCGATCTAGCCGGAGCAACAGCAACCCTCGCAATAGGAGCAACAGGTAACACCGCCGGAATAATAGCTCAAACAACCGCAACCGACATAGACGCAGGAGAAATATGGAGAGGAACAACTCCCGACATTGGAATAGTTGAATCAGTAAACATAAAAGAGTGGGTATTATCCCAAAGCATTTTTGCAACCGTCGCAACAGCAGCCATCACATCAGGAGTAATAAAGTTCGTGCTTTGCTATTATCCGTTAACCCAAAACGCTAACGTGGTAGCAGCATAAAGACCTATGTATGGATGCAGTAACACTGACCCAACAGCAACAGCAAACAGCCTCTATTCAAGGTGAATCATTCCTCGCAGAGAAGGAGAAGGAGAAGGTTAGTGCCGAACTACAGCATCTCCAAATAGCCAGAGAGATCGAGTTCAAAGAATACAACGCTCAGAAGGCAGTCCTAACAAAAGCCGTCGAAGTTCTGAAGGTGGAGAAAGTCCAGCTTGAGGCAGACGTAAAGGTAGCCGGGGAAAAATACGACGGGATTATAAGGTCGATAAATGAATACGGAGAAAATGAGGTAGAGAAAGCCAAGAACGCAGTAACATCTATTTACTTAACAGCTCAAATATTACAGCGTGAGTGGAAAGACAAAGTAATGAAGGCGGACGTCAAGGCAGAGGAGCTGGAGAAAAGGGAGCAGGAACTAAATGAACTAAATATCGCAGTCGAACAACAGCGAGTAGAGAATGAGGTAGAGGAAAATCTACTCAAGAAAAGAGAGTACCAATTGACCTTAAAACAGGAAATAGTGAAAAAGACCGTTGCACAGTTAGAAGAAAAGCGTGATACTTTAATAAGTGAGGTAGAAACGAACCAAGCAAAGCTGCGTGGAGTCAGGATAACCATAAAGATCCAAGAAGACACGGCAGCAAAAACAGTCGCCGACGCAGAAATAAAACTGCGTGAAGCGAACATAAAAATGGCAGAAACAAAAGCACTAGAAGAGAAAAACAATGAAACAAGTAAAAATCTTGCTATTGAAAAGCTACAGCTGGATGACTATGCGGCTACGATTCGCAGAGCCTATCGTGAAACTATGGACAGAGGAGGTAAAATAGATGGCTAGTACAGCCGTACCATTTGACCCAAACTACCGTGTTGTCATGGCAGCGAAAGTGCAAGGAACGACATCGGATGTCGCTCCCCTACTTGTTGACTCAGTGACAGGACGTCTTCTAGTTGACGTTAGTATTTCAGGAGCAGCATTACAAGACGGCGTAGACACAGCAATAAAAGCAACCATCTTCGACTACACAAACTCAAATCCACTAGCCGTAGTATTACGAGATACAAATGGCGACTATGTCTCAGTTGGAGGCGGAACACAATATGATGAAGACACCGTATCAACAGCAGCCGACAAAATAACAATGGCAGGAGTTGTCAGACGAGATACCGCCTCAACTCTCGCAGGAACAGACGGTGACAGAACCCAGCTAATAGTAGACGCAAACGGACTCCTACACATAAATGTAGGTGTTTCAGTATTGCCAACAGGAGCATCAACCGCAGCCCATCAAGTAACACAAAACGGATATCTTGACGGTATAGAAGGACTCCTATCAACTGAAAACACCAACTCCGCAGCCATAGCAGCCTCCGCCTCAGTCCTTGACGATTGGGATGAGTCAGACAGGGCAAAGGTAAATACCATCGTCGGGCAAGCAGGAGTAGCAGCAGGAGCAGGAGCAGTAGGAGTAACCGTACAAAGAATGACTCTCGCCTCAGACGATCCAGCTGTAACACGAATAGAAGCGAATGTGGACTCCTCAACCATGTGGGCGGATGGAGTAGAGGTAACGGTAAAAAGAGCAATCGTTGACGCAGCAACCAGTGGAAATAATACGCTTTTAGCCTCCGTCTCCTCAAAAAAGATTAGGGTTCTCTCTCTTTATTTAGTATCAGCCGGAACAGTAAACGTACGCTTTGAATCAGGAGCAGACGGAACAGCACTCTCAGGACAGATGAACCTCATAGCAAACTCAGGATTCACTCTCCCCTACAACCCGAGGGGATGGTTTGAAACAGCAGCAACAACCCTTCTCAACCTTGAACTGTCAGCAGCAATATCAGTTGATGGAGGTTTCACCTACATCGAGGTATAAATTATGGCAAATATAATTATTTTTAAAGCAGGAGGGATTTAATTTTATGGCAGATCTAAAAATTTCAGCATTAACAGTATCAAACGTATAATATGGCAGCACCAACAGTAGCTCTTAATACTCCAGCAGATGCAGCAACAGGTGTTTCTACTACTCCAGCCTTACTCTTTACAGGAACAGATGCAGAGAGTAATGAGATTGAATATAACGTACAGGTAGATACGGTAAACACTTTTGATAGCCAAGTTGCTACTCTTGATAGTTACAGCGAATCTAATCGAGGCTGGCAAAACGCTCTGCAAAGTGCTGGCCTCACACGTGCTGGGCAATCATTTACGGGGAATGGTAATAAAGTTTCTTCTGCCAAGTTTTATTTGCAAAAAATTGGAAGCCCCACGGGAAACATAGTTTCTACTATATATGCACACACTGGGACTTATGGTGGTGGCGGAACAGCCACAGGATCTGCCTTGGCTACATCAAGTAACGTTGACGTTACTACCATAGGTGGATCTTGGAGTTTAATAACCTTTACTTTTACAACTCCATATACAGTGGATAATGGCACTAGGTACTGTATCGTAATTGAGTATAGTGGAGGAGATGCAAGTAATAAAATTGAGTATGGATTCGAC